CTCTGGACCCCGGTTCGACTCCGGGGCTGGGACAGAACAGCGAAACAGGAAACCTCACAGCCGCCTTCGGGCGGCTTTTTTCATCATGGGCTACACGCTTTATGTCGCCACCTTCGCCCGCGCCAAGGGCGATCTTCGCTGGCTGAAGGTGAACACGTCGTCGCCCAGCCTGGAGGTCGCCAAGGCGCGAGCCGAGCGATACCTACGCCGCTACTGGAACGTGCGTGTTCGCATCGAAGGCCCTGACGGACTTGTCCTTTACCTGCCATAGCGCAAGTCAAAGCTAGCCCCTGCGTGACCAAGCAGCCGCCCATCGAGGCGGTTTTTTCATGTCCGGCGCCGCATCAGCGCGTCAACCATCAACGTAGGGAAATACCCTTGCTGTAGACAACTAAAGTTGCCTGCGGGTCTACTATGGTTTACAGTGCTCTCCATGCACCGGGAGCCCCGCTCCCTCCCTTCAACAGCATGGAGAAGACCAGATGGACGACTGGCAAAGAAGCATTGGGCAAGACGCGGCCATCGCGCTGTACGACTCCGGCTGGTGGGTCGGCAAGCCGGCGCGCGATGTGGCCGAGTTCCAGTTGCACACGGCCGAACTGTGCATGCCATTCGCGGAATTCCAGAAGTCAATGCAGGAAGCGCTCGGCCGTCCGGTGTGGACGCACGAGTTCGCTGACTGCGGCCGACTGCGCGCCGAGTTCATGGGCGAGCGGCCCACGCCTTCCTTCGCTGACATCCTCGCGCTGATCCCGGCCGACAAGCTGGTTGGCGTCGTCGTGACCGGGAGCGCAGCATGACCGACCGCGCCCAGCACCTGATCGACGGCGCCGAACGCATGGCCCTGAGCGCCCACCGCGGCGACTCCGTTGCCGATCGCATGGATCGCCTGTCGTTCGAGAACGGCGCCCTGCGCGCAGACATCCGCCGCCTGTGCAACGAGATCGAGAACCTGCCTTGGCTGGTAAAGACCTTCGCCACTGAGGACGAAGCCGTGGCGATCCTGCGCGTTCTGCACGAGCGGTTCCCTGGCAACGACATCGACAACGCGGCCATCTGCCTGCAGGACCAGTTCGACGAGGAGCGGGCATCCGTCGGCAACCCCAACGAGCTGCGGGCCGAGATTGACAACGACGACCGCTGGATGGAGGCCGCATGAACCGCTTCGTACTCAAGGCCGACTCCATCGCCCTCGTCGGCATCGTGCTGGCGCTGGGGTGCATCGGGCTTTTTCTTTCGGGGGCGCAATGAGCCACGCAACCCTGCAGCAGTACGTCGCCGAATGGCTGGCCCTTCGAGCCTCTGCCGTCGAGCCCGAAGCCCCCAAGCCCTTCGTTCTCACCGACGAGCAATGCAAGGCGGTGGACGAAACCAGCGAATGCATGGAGCAAGCATGACCGACCGAGAACTGCTGGAACTGGCCGCGAAGGCGGCGGGGCTGACGATGCATCGCTACTGCGAGCCGTGGAACGCGATGGCTCGCTACACCATGGCCGATGGCTACCGCAGCCCGTCATGGAACCCCCTCACCGACGACGGCGAGGCGCTGCGGCTGGCGGTGAAGTTGGAGTTGGTCGTTGATACGCACGGCCTGTTCGTGCGCGCATCGCACCCGTTCGCGGAGCCGTTCGCCAGCGAGGAGCGCGGCGCTGACCCCTACGCCGCCACACGCCGCGCCATCGTGCGCGCTGCTGCAGCCATCGGGAGCGCATCGTGAAACGCGCATTCCTCGACACCCCCGCCCACTGGCTGCGCGCTCCTCGCGTGTGCGAGTCACCGGCCGAATACGCCTGCGCCGTCGAGCGATTCGAGTCATCCGGCTTCGCTCTCAAGGCCGACTCGCTCGCGTTCGTCGGCATCGTGATCTGTATCGGGTGCATCGGGCTTTTGTTCGCCGCTTGGCCGGCTTGAGGAGAACGCCGTGTTGCTTCTCCTGCTTTGTCTCCTGTTCGTCGCAAGGGCGGCGGACTGGTGGCCCGCACTGGTCCCGCGGGCAACTTTGAAGTGTGTCGAGATAACGCTGAACGCGGTACCGCGCGCTAAGGGGGCGCGTAGGGCCAAAGGGACCGTTTGAGACTTTGGGAATCCGGGCCGGCCTTTTTGAGTAGAGCCGGCCCACTACCCAACAAAGGAATGCGTCATGTCCACCTTCGGCACCAAGTTGCGCAAAGCCCAAGCCCAGCCGTTCGAGCAGCCCGAAGCCAAGCGCCGCGCCATGCACCGGCTGATCGCCACCGAGGGCTTCGCACGCATCGACATGCACTGCCCTCTGTGCCCCCGAGACACCTGCAACGGCGGATGCGAGACACGAGAGGGCTGCCAGTGCGCCGTGGGGTACGCATCCATGCCTGCACCTGTGGAGCCGCAGCGTGTGGTCCTGACCCCGCCTTCGCTGATGCAGCGCATCAAGGCGTGGTGGGCCGGCTTCAAGCGCCGCCACTTGATCGACACGATGGAGAACCACGAATGACCGCAATCACCCTGATCGAGCCGGCCGACACGCCGGTCACTGCAGTGGCCCCGACCACCCCGGCGCAGCTGCTGACCATCGCCGTGCAGCGCGGCGCCGACCTGGCGCAGCTCGAACGCCTGATGGACCTGCAGGAACGCTTCGAGAAGCGCGAGGCCGAGAAAGCCTACAACGAGGCGTTCACCGCGTTCAAGGCCGAAGCCGTCGAGGTGCTGAAGAACAAGCGCGTGACCGATGGCCCGCTCAAGGGCAAGGGCTACGCCGAACTGCACGCCGTGGTCGAGGCCGCCACGCCCGCCTTGTCCCGCCACGGGCTGTCCGCCTCCTGGCGCATCACGAAGGACGACCGCGACTGGCTGGAAGTCACCTGCACGCTGCGCCACACCCTCGGCCATTTCGAGGCGGTGTCGATGGGTGGCCCGCCTGACGCTGGCGGCGCGAAGAACGCCATCCAGGCCCGCGCATCGACCGTCTCCTACCTCGAACGCTACACCTTCAAGGCAATCTGCGGCCTAGCCGAGAAGGACGAGGACACCGACGGCGGGCGCGGGCAGGCCGCAAACGACGACGACCAGCCGCTGATCGACGCCGGTCAGGCTGCAGCCATGGAAGGCATGGCCGCCCTCACCGCCTGGTGGGGATCGCTGGATAACAAGCAGCGCGGCCGGCTGTCCAAGCCCTTCGCCGCGATGCGCCGCGCCGCCCAACAAGCCGACGGAGGCGCCCGTGCCTGATCTGCTGATCCGCTGCTCGTCGCTGGGCCGCATGATGACCAATCCGACCGCCGCCGCGGCAAAGGCCGGCGAGATCCTGTCGGTCGGGGCCAAGACCTACATCCGCGAACTGGCCGCGCAGGAAATTTTCGGCGTGGACTTCGAGTTCTATTCCAAGGAGTGCGAGAAGGGAAAGCGCGTCGAGGAAGACGGCATCGCTCTCGTGAACCGCGTCCGTGGCCTGGCGCTCTCCAAGAACTCGGAGCGCCGCACCGATGGCTTCATCACGGGCGAGTGCGACCTGTTCGACGCCCAGCGCCGCTGCGGCCATGACCTCAAGTGCCCGTGGTCGATCAAGACCTTCCCGATCAATGCCATCGATGCGGCCGATTCGGACTACGAGTGGCAGATGCGCGGCTACATGAAGCTGTGGGACGCCAACGAATGGCATGTGCAGTACGCGCTGATCGACACGCCGGATGACCTGATCGGCTACGAGTCGCAGGCCATGCACTTCGTCAGCCACATCCCCGAGCACCTGCGACTGACCACCTGGACCGTGACCCGCGACGTGGAGAAGGAAGCGCTGATGGTCGAGAAGGTCAAGGCCGCCCGCGCGTACTTCAACGCCGTCATCACCGACTTCGACCTCGACCACCGCGCGCCCGAGCTGGCCGCCGCCTGACGCCATGGCATCCGTCAACAAAGTCATCATCATCGGCAACCTGGGCCGCGACCCCGAGGTGCGTTACGCCCCCAGCGGCGCGGCCATCTGCAACGTCGCCATTGCCACCAGCCGGCAGTGGAAGGACAAGACCAGCGGCGACAAGCACGAAGAAACCGAGTGGCACAGAGTCGTGTTCTACGACCGCCTGGCCGAGATCGCGGGGGAGTACCTGAAAAAGGGCCGCCCGGTGTACGTCGAGGGCCGCCTGAAGACCCGCAAGTGGACCGACAAGGATGGCGTCGAGAAGTACACCACCGAGATCGTCGCAGAACAGATGCAGATGCTTGCTGGGCGCGATGGCGGCGAGGGCGAACGCCAAGAGCGTCAACCAGCCCGCACTCACGGGCAGATGCGGCAAGGCAGGCATGTCCCCGCCCCGGATCCTGGTAATGGCGACGGCATGGACGACATGGACATTCCCTTCTGACCATGCTGCGCTCCAAAGCCTCCCGCGCGTGGGTCAAGCCCGAGCGTCAGCCGCTGGTTGTGCCTGACCAGCCTCCCGTGGTACGAGGGGTCATCACGGCCTCGCCGCAGACAGCTGTGGTTGTGCCGAAGGATGAGCCGCTGAGGTCGGAGGCGTATCGCCGCTTCGTTGCTGGCTTCCCTTGCTTTGCCTGCGGCATCAAGGGTCACAGCCAGGCAGCGCATTCCAACTCGCACGGAAAAGGGCTGTCGCTGAAGGCTAGCGACAAATACCTATTCCCGCTCTGTGCCAGTCAGCCCGGGCGGGTTGGATGCCACGCGCAGCACGACCTGACGCTCGACATGGACCGTGAGGAACGGCGGGAACGCGAGGAACGGTACGTGGAGCGCATGCACCTGATCGCTGCTGCGCATGGGTGGTGTCTTGAGACTTTGCGGAGGAAGGGATGAGCGAGCCACGATACCTTTGCATCGGCAAGAGCGGCGGATCGAAGGACCACTTCAGGCCGGATCGCGCTCTGATTGGCGTCTGTCGCCGCCATGGCTTCGGCACGCTCAAGACGCTGCCAGAGGACGAGGTTTCACTCTACGCCGAATGGTGCGCCATTCATGGCGGGCGTGATTTGCTTGACGCCTTCGAGTTGGCGGCGATCAACGATGGCGTCGTGAAATTGGAGCCCGAGATCGAGTCGCTTGACGGCCTGGAGGGCGACATTGAATGGACGGCGCTGGAAATGACGCACGGGCCTGACCGGATTCGCTGGCGGCCAAAGGTCATGTGCGATGAGTGCGACGGCACCGGCGAGCCCAGCGCTTGGCAGATGCTGACCGACGAGGACAACGACGAGTGCGAGGAGTGCTGTGGCGACGGCTACTTCTACGGAGGCGAAGTCGTCACCGACTATGAAGGCAACGTCATGTGGGACGAAGCATGAAGGAAACCGCCACCCTGTTCAACCGCCAGCAGGCATACGAGGTCTTCACAGCCCTGTGGGAGCGCGTCAAGGCCGAGCTGCAAGGCGGCAAGCGGCTGCAGGTGTCGGTCAAGCCGGAGACGCGCCGAGAGGCTCAGAACCGCCTGCTGCATGCCGCCCTGACCGACGTTGCCGAGCAAGCCGTGTGGGCCAGCAAGAAGCACAACGTGCTGGTCTGGAAGCGACTGATGACGGCCGCATGGCTGCGCACGAAGGGCGAGCACGCAGAGTTGATCCCGGCGCTCGACGGCCACGGGTTCGACGTGATCTACGAGAAGACCTCGGAACTGTCCGTTGCTGACTGCGCGGACCTGTGTGACTACCTGTTTGCGTGGGGCGCTGAGAACGGAGTGCGCTTCACCGCCCCCCAAGAGAGGACTACCCAATGA